GCTCCTCACCGGCTGAGGGGAGCATGCCCTCACGCTTGGCCTGTTTTACCAGTAGCTTGATGGTGCCGTCTTTGCGGTTGCGGGCTACGATCACGTCGCGCAGCTGGGCGTTGCGGGCAGCTTCTACAGCTTCTTCGACACTGGCGAAGTTGGCTGGAGCGGTGCCGTAGTCAGTGAGCGTGCCTGGAACTGGCATGGCCTCGTAGCCCACGAAGCTTAGCTGGAAGCCAGCCAGCGTCATGATGGGGCCTTGCGGCTTCTTGAAGGGGATGCCGTGGTCCTCACGCTCCAGGCGAGAGGGTGGGCCTTGGCCGAATTCCTGAGACTTGCCCCAGGCACGGAGCTTGTCGGCAGCCTCACGCCAGCCCAGGCCAGTGATCTTGTCGCCGGTGATGCCTTCAGCAACGATCCAGGCAGCCCGCTTGATGCCTTCACCACCCTTGGAACGCTCGATGGCCTGGATCATGGCGTTCACGAAGTCCAGGTCTGTGATGTCGAACTTGCGCAGGATGCGACGGCCCAGGTCGGTGATCTTGGCTTTGGCGGTGCCAGGACCTTCGTAGCCAGGGATCTCTGGTGTCTGCCAGTTGACCTTGGGCTCACCCAGTCCGGGCGTGGGTTCGGTGGGGAAGAAGCCAGGGTACTTGCGCGTACCACGGTTTGTGAATTGGTTGGGATCAACCCACGCGAACTCCATCTGCTTCATGTCCGCTGGAGGCATGGATTCGGTGAGGGGGGGTTCGTGTTGACCGATGCGGGCAGCATCAGCTAGCACGGTTTGTTTGGCATCGGGAGGGAGAGCTTCGATGCTGCCTCGTGGGAGCATCAGCTGAGGCTTCTTGGGCACCAGCTGTACATCGTATTCCAGATGAGGTTCCGCGCCAGAGAGGGTGGTGCGTAGGGCATCCACCCGCTTGGCGCTCGCCTGATCAGCACGTGCAACGCGTTCAGTGTAGTTGATGGGTTCTTCGCCACCCAGCACGCCCAAGCCAGCAAACACGGCAGGAAGCGTGGCAGCTTTGATGTGCTCTAGCTTCTCTAGCGGACTCTCGGCTTGGCTGGCTTGGATGACTTCAGGGGTAGCTTGACCAGCCATCTGTGCAGCGAAACCAACACGGGCAGCGCGCTGCAGCGGGCGCGCTACCGTACCAAGGCGGCTGAGGTAGGAGGCTGCACGGGTGGGAGGGCCAATGACCCCTTTGGGAAGAACGGCACGCTCGGCAGCACCTTCAAGCAAGAAGGGCCACATGCGTGGGTCAGCAACGGTTGAGCCCATGAACTGACCGATATCAGCTTGGGTCTGGCGAGCACCACCAACCATCGCGGCGATGTTGGGATGCTGTTCGAGGAACTGTGAAGAGAGGTTCTGTGTGGCAATATCTGTGGGAGCGGTGGCTGCCCATGCTCCAGCCTCGCCACCCTTCTCAGCCATCCAGTCGAAGGGGTCTACACCGTACTTCTTGATGGCACCTAGCAGCTCGCTGGGAGTGGTCTTGACGGGGTACGGGATGCCTGTGGGGAGAGGAACACGCATGGGCTTCTGCCACAGCGCTTCACGGCTGGGACCCACATCGCGCATCTGTGCTTCTTCGAGGGAGATGGGTTGCTGGCCAGCAGCACCAGCGTAAGCTTGGGGAAAGTCACGAGAGATGAGCGAGCGGATCTCTTGGTCAGTCTGGTTGGCACGGAAGCGTCCGTAGCTTCCATCGGGAAGCTTCACGTATTGGTATTGCTGCGGCACTAGCCAGGACCACCACGACCTACATCAGCGTAGTTACGAATCTTCGCTCCTGGGGGTGGTGTGGTGCCACCAGCACCCGGCTTCTGCTTCGTGCCACCACCCTGGTAGGCAGCCAGGATCTGCTCCTGCTGCTGCTCGATCTGCTGGATGGCTTGGGTCCAAGTCTGGATGTGGCTCATGATCACCTGCTGCTGTTGTGGGTTGGACACTAGTGTGGGATCGGTGTCTGCCTTCACCTGCTCGGCTTGGATCATGCGCTGGATACCCTTCTTGCGCTCCTCCAGGGATTTGTAAGCCAGCTGCTGTGCCATGGGAAGTTTGCCCAGGATGGCAGCGATCTGTGCGGATGTACGCCAACCACCACGACGAGTGCGCCAGTTCTCCGGGAAGTATTCGCGGCCCGCAGGTCCGTACAAGCTACCCATGACTTCCTTCCAGGCGCGCTGGCCGTAGGCTTCTTCAGTCTCCTTGACACCCTTCGGGTTGTACTTCTTCCACTCCGTGATCATGGCCTCGGTGTCTTCGGTGCGTGTCTGCTTGGGGGTGGCGGCAGGCTCCAAGCCCAGCTGGATGCGTGCGAACTTGGCACGGTCTTCAGGCGTCATCTTGCCGAACTCGCCTTGCAACCAGTCCTGCGGAGTCTGCTCCGGAGTGAAGCCCTGGACTTCCTCCGTGGTCATGCGACCGGTGGAGGGGTCAATGAATACCTGATACATCTTGCCATCAGCACCACGCTGCGGGCCACCAAGAGGTTGACGGGCACCAGCTTGCTGCAAGCCCAGCTTCTCGCGGGCCTGCTGCAGCTTGAACTCCTCGTTCTCCATGGACTCTTTGCGGGTACGCTCGCGCAGGTTCTCCCGCGCCTCGCCCATGCGACCTACGCCGAGTGCGAATCCACCGAAGCCCATTGTTAGTAGCTCCCACCGCTAGTATCGGCTGGGTTCAAGAATGGCGTACCAAAGTTACCACCTTCAGTGATCCCTGGATTGTCGAAGGGGGAGGGGAGAGTCTGTCCAGGTATGGTGCCAGGGGCGGTTGGAGCTGGTCCCATGGGTACGCCGGGGACAGGTTGAGATGCTGTGGGAGTGCCCACAGGGTTGGTAGTGGTTGCAGAGGGGCCACCACCAAAGCTTGCACCACCCTGGAGTTGCGTGCTCTGGTCAGGCATGCCTAGGCCCAGCGAGGCGGCTTGATCTCCGAAGACCTGCTGTAGAGCGGTCTGTGCCATCTGGTAGCGTTGGGCTACGAGAGGGGAGAGAGCCTGTGCTAACACCTGATCGAGGATCTGTGGTGATGTAGTGAGCCCGTGCTCACCTGCCCACGCCTGGACTTGGTTCTGAATCATCGCCGTCTCACCAGCAGTGAGCGGCATGACCAGCTCTTTCATCTTCTGCGCGTAGAGGGCAGGGTTGTTGGCAAGCGTGGCCATCTGCTTCTGGAAGGCGACCACGCGGTTCTGGTACGCCTTCCGCGCCATCCCCTGGATGAAGTTGTTGAGCTGGGAAAAGATGTTCATGCCGCCAGTGATGGCACCGGCAATCCCACCCTGGCTCGTTTGTCCACCACCTAACGCTCCACCGATCTTAGTCAGTGTGTCCGTCATTAGGCGATCCCCATGTCAGCACTCACGTTCTGCTCGACTGGACCCCACAGAGATGGGTTGCTGCCACCACCACCGATGCCTTGGAATGCTTGCCATGCTTGTTGGCCGATGCTACCACCGCCACCCCCGGCACCAGCAGACCCAGTAGGCAACCCTGCCATGGTGCCCACTTGTGCCATGAATGCGGAAGGGTCTACGAGGGAACCTCCCACAGCTTCCTGGGCTTGAGGAGCAGCGTGGAGCATAGCTTGGACGCGCTGCTTGTTGAGCGCGTCAGCTTCCTGCTGCTTGAGCTTCTGCTCGTCGGCTTGCTGTTGGGCGAGCATAGCTTTGGTAGGGTCACCGGGCTTGGAGACTGCGGAGTAGATGGTTTCGCCTACGGTAGCGGCGGCACCGATCAGGGCGGCGATCACAACAGGAGCTAGTTGAGGCATGGCTATTTGATCCTCGCTGCACCCCAAGAGCCTGTGACTGGCTCTATCGCGCCACCATATCGCAGCACGATATTAGCCAGCTTCTGCTCCATGGGCTTGGAGTCGCTGAGTAGTACCAGGAATCCCTGGCACCCGCGTTGTTTCAGGTCACTCAATGCACGCCTGAGCAGTACCACTGCCCACATGTGAGGGGCGTCTTTGGTTGCGGCGATGCGCAGGAACACTGCTAGCTCGTGCGCGATGGCCGTCACCAGGAACGCACACACACGTCCCTCAGATTCTGCAACCCAAACTTGTGAGAAATCAAGGGTATACGGTGGGTCAGGCGGAAATACTTGCGTGCGTAACTCCTCGGGCAGTACCTCGAAGGGAGAGAGCTGACGGGCACTAACCGTGGTTTCACCGAGCAACAAATCGTTTCCGCTGTGTTGACTCATACGTACACCGGCACCCCGACTTCGAGGGGCTCGACCATCCACTCGATGGCGTTTAGTTCCATGTGACCAGCGCCTGAGAAGGTGGCGTGAGCGCTGTTACCCACAGTGCCGATGTCCAACTGCATCTCGTACTGACCAGTTCCTTGTGTATACACAATCATCTGTTGTGAGGGTTGGTCGTTGCCATCCACAGTCATCACGCAGTTCACCGTGGGCATGGGCTGGACGCCTGCTGAGTTGGCGGTGGTGCCATGCACGGTGACCCGGCGAAAGTAGATGCGTTGGGAGTTGTTAGGAGCTACGACTTCTGCGGTGCGTACCGACCAGCTCACAGGGGTGGTCCCGGCAGATCCAGTGGTCGTTGACCCATCCCAGTTCAAGTCTCCAGCTTGAATACGGCGAAGTATGCCTCCCGTGTTAGGCGAAGTAGCGCCAGCAACGCTAGAGGTATCGAAGCTACCAAGCACTGTGATGGGGATAGAGCCTGGGGTACGTACCTGCTTGAGCGTAGCAATGTTGAAAGGCAGGTCCATGACGGTCCATGCCTTGAGTACGAGGTCGTAGCACAGCAAGCGCGTCAAAGCACCACGCGTTCCTGGAGCTGGGTTGGCAAGCCGAATTGGATAGAGTGTGCCGCCGAGTCCTGGTGGAGAGCCCCCAGGATTGTAGGTCACGGTGCCGATGCCTGCTGGGACGGTGAATGCGACTGTGCCAGTGAGCAGAGATCCTGTAAAGGCAGTAGCTGTCAATGTCACAAAGTAGATGCGGTACTGTGTGATGCCTGTAGCAGCTACAAGACCTGTGACCTGGAAGCCATGGTTGGTCGGAGGCTGGGTCGAGCCAGCATTTATGGGAGCTGAGATGGCTACCTCACCTCCCAGGCTGATCGCCGCAACTTGCACGAACATGAATGATACGGCCATAGATTATAAGGTGCTCGCGCCAATCCCACCTAGCGCCGCAAGTGTACCTCCACCGGACTGGATAGGGATAGCCAGCATGTACATAGGTGGGATGGCACACTGGGCTCCCTTAGAGAACCATGCGTAGTTCCAGTCCAAGGGTACGATGTCAGGCTCACCACCAAACAAGTAGGGCCGGATCTCCTCGCTGATCAGGCGGTCACGTACACCGTCGAACAGTGCGATGCCCAAGTGCGTGAGGCGCACGATCCCGAACCCTGGTAAGAACTGGATGCTGCGGGAGGCGATGCAGCCCATGTCTGTCTGTGCTTGTTGGATGGAGAAGTCTGTGGCACCAAACACGCCAGTGACCTGATACGTACTGAAACTCTTGAACACGACGAGCGAGCCGGTGGGAGCGATGCCGGTTTCTGCGATGGTGAAGGTAGCGAGGCCCGTAATTTGGTCACCATCATCCTTGCCCACAAAGGCGGTGTTGAGCGGGTTCCAGCTGTTGGGGTTGTTGATGTCGCTCATCTTGATGCAGCTGGGGCCATCGAAGTTGTCGCTGGTGGTCGTGGGTTGGGTGTTGCCAAGCCACAGCGAGCCAGCGTAGACGATGCCGTGAGCAGCGCCACGCGGTGCTGGGGTGGAGCTGACGTTGCCTACGTTCTTCCAGATGATTTGGTTATCGGTTACAGTCTGACCGAGCGTGGCAGGGAACGCGGGTGCACCACCGCCTGATGTTCCACCTTGGATGGCTGTGAATAGGTTGCCGCCGCTGGCAATCTGGTCACCTTGCGTGTACACAGTAGTGGCTTGCCACGCGGGAAAAGTGGCTGTGAAGGTGTTGGTGATCTGTGCAATCGTTGAGGGGTCGGTGAACACCTGTGGCGGGAAGCCGTTACCCAGGCACAGGATCATCTTGTTGGTGTAAGGCACGAACTGCGGGATGGGAGAGGTGTTCCCCAAGACACCACCGAAAGGCGTGACTGTGGGGCCAGTCGCGCCTCCTGGCGGGCTGCCACCACCACCAAAGCCGCCAGGAGTTTGGTCTACGGAGACGAGCTCATCTGCCGGGAACACGGCTAGTTCTGTGGTGTCGTCCCACTGGTAGCGTGGCAGGAACCCACTTGGCGAGCGATTAGTAATCTTGTAGAAGGTGTGACATTGCGTGTTGTTAGTGGTGGGGACGGTCACACCAGCGAACAGCGCGTTAGCGTCAGAGAGGTTGTCCACAAACGGGGTGCCTACCGTACCTTGTGGAACACCGTTGCCCACGATCAGCGACTCGTTACCTGCACCTCCACCCACTACGGTGCGGTACACACGGTAACCTCCAGCAGCATTGACGGAGGCATTCCAGTTCAGGTTCACTTTGTGGTTGACCAGAATGGTGATGGTAACTTCGTTCGAGGCGGTGGTTTCCCCACCGGCACCATCCAGGGCTGTGACTACGTAGAAGTACGTACCAGCCGCGAGGGTGCCACCAGCCCCGCCATCAGCGATGGCTAGTCCGGTAGGTGCAGCGACCTGAATGGTCGTATCTTTCTGCGTGAGGATGTAGTACTGGTTGACGCCGATGGGTAAGAATAGCGCCAGTTCTGTGATGGGACCTGCGAAAGTATGAGTGTCGGCGTTGTTGGCGACTATAGCGGAGCCATCGAAGACATCCAACCCACCACGCTTGGTGTAGAGAAAGTTCGAGATGCGCGGGACGGTGCCGGGGGCCTGGGACCAGATGGGCGAGGTTGCGTTCAGCCCACGGATGAACTTACGCTGTGGGACGGTGGTGAGGGTGCGACCGCGTTGGCCCTGTTGTGGCGGCATTAGCTACGACGACCACGCGAGCGCTTGCGACCCATCACCTTCTTCTCGTACTTCTTGTTCTGCTTGGCGGTGAGCACACGCTCGCCTACGTGGGCCTTGATGACCTTGGATTTGCCGCGCTTCTTGCCGCGCACCTTGCCACCCTTCTTGAAGACAGACATGCGGAAGGGCTGGCGCTCGCCACCAAAGACACTGCTTGAACCGGCAAAAGGTTCAACGCTCTCGCCGCCAGGACCACCACCGTGTCCGTAACCACCCAGCCCTACAAATTCACGTGGCATGTGTTATCTCCTACGGCAGCAGCCAGCCACCACCCAAGCCTGAGCCATAAGCTTCGTTCTGCATGAAGGCTCCGACTTGGCCAGCAGTGGCTACTGCCTGTTTGGATGCAGAGGCGAGCCGCTGCATCTCGGTTTCAAAGCCACCACGAAGGCCAGCGGCTTCCTGGAATAGATGTTCCATCTCGCGGGCGCGGCTCTCAACGAATACTGGGAGCAAGGTTTCCCAGGCGCTTGGGACTTGGAGGGTCTTTGCAGCGTCACCCACGTTGTACTTGGTAGCGTAGCGGAAGCCAGCAAACCGTAGATTGAGTTCGACCACAGCAGAGCCGTTGGCTTGGGTGGAGGCTACGGTGCCCCCGATGCCACGCTGTAGCCCGATCATGGTGGTGGGTCCGCTGAAGCCTGAGTAGGCCACAATCTCTGTGCCGAGCAATGCCAGCCCATAAGGTAGGGTGAAAGTGTTGGCAGCAATGGTGGCGGTGGTGTCGGTGGGATTGAGCTGGGCAGTAAGTGTGGTTTGCCCGGAGGTGCGGTTGGGTAGTGGGTAGACCTCGACCAGCTGGGCTCCACCCAGTAGGCGGAGGTTGCAAACGATGTTCGAGATGCCAGTCACGATGGAGCGACGGAAGACATCGCTTGACCGGCCCTTGTCCATGGCCCAGCCATCGTACCAAGCGTAGGTGAACTTCACCCAGCTGTTGGTCAGTTGGTAGACAGGCTGGTTGACAATGGTGCCTACGCCGGTGGCGTCGTAGATACCCCCTGTAGCTTTCGAGGCGACATCCAGAGCTTCGTTCAGCCAACGATAGATGTTGTATGCACCCACGAACGCACCATCGCTGTCAGGGAGCCAGCAGCGATTGCGGGTGGGTGGAGCAGCTGTGCCAATCGTACCGGGAGTACTGATGACTCCAGGAAGCGTGGTTAGTAGGATGGTCTGATTTTCTAGGCCAGCACCCAAGGTGCCGAAGTAGCATTTGACGCCGGTGGTGCCACTAGGCAATACACCAGCTACCTGGATGCCTTGGTTCGCACCTACGTTGAGTCCGCTGAATTCCGGTCCGGAAGTTGTCTCACCCCACTGATTCACCAAGGTGAACTTCATGAAGTAGCTACCAGCGGGCAGCGTGGAGCCACCAGCTGCTACCACAGATGGTGTGAAGGTAGCATTCGTGGGAGGCGTTACTGCCTGGGGAACGTCAGGGATCAATTCCCGCGCACTGATGATTACGTCGCCAACCAAGGACACGGCTCACCTCTAACGGTAGTAGCGGTATCTCTGGCCACGAAGGATACCACCTTTGTGCTTCTGTGGACGGCTGTGAATGTAGCCACCACCACGTGTGGGACGGCGGTTGGGCTTCTTCACGCGCTTTATACGAAGGCTCATGTTACCTCCAAACGGCGATGGCCGAAGCCGGGTTGGTAGTCCCGGCCCCGGCCATTCGGGTCAGTCACCCCAGCTGTGGGCGATTACGGGTTGCCCACAACCTCTACGTCATGTACCGAGTTCTGCGTACCGGCAATGACCGTGATGGTGATGGAAGTCAGGTTCAGGTCGGTACGGAACGGCACCACCATGTCAATGAAGGTGTTGGCGGCTAGGGCGGTCTGCTGCGGGATGAGTGCCACGGTGGTTGAGCCATCCGTAGCGGTACACACACCCAGCTGGACGGTGCCGCCAGCCACGATAGAGACAGTCTTCACGCGGAAGTAGCCAGAGGAGAGGGTCGAGTTGGTGCCGAAGACCGTCTGGCCAGCCGCAGCGGTAGGGGTCTGAAAGCTGCCAGCCGAAGGCACGGTGATGGTCACGGTGCCTACGTTGGTGGCCACACCTTCACGCTTGATGGCGACGGTAGGTGTGCCCCAGCTGGGGAGGTTCTTGGTCAGTGACTGTAGAAACGCCATACTCGTAGCTCCTCGTTACAGGACGTTGTTGGTGAAGTGGATCTCTGCTCCGCACAACTGTAAGACTGTGGCGGTGGTGCCCGCTGTGGTGAATACTTGTTCCAGGGAAACACGCGTGCCGTCAGGGTTCCAGGCAAAGGCCGTACCGAAAGCTACGTTCTCGTGGAAGCACTGGCCAGCCGTGGTAGTGGTCAGCTGGAGCGAGCCGGGTGTCACTGTCAGTGAACCACCAATCGTGGCTACCGTACCAGCCGCAGCACCACCAGCAGCAGGAAGCGTGATGCTCGATGGTGTCAGAGCAGCGATGCTCGACATGGCCGTGGTCTGGATACCGTAGTAGACATCCACGCTGGTGATAGTAACACCCTTTCCAGCGGTGGTACGGGTCAAAAGTTCGGTCAGGTCACAGGTCAAGGTGATGGTGCCAGCGGTGGTGTTGGTGGTGCCGCTTAGTACCACGTTGCCAGCAGCTGCGCGCGTCAGGGTTGGGCCAGCAGTGAAGGCTGTGGTGGTTGGCGTCATGATGCAGTTGCCGGGAGGCACCATGATGAAGGCGTCGGTCTGGATACCGGTTCCGGTCAGGATCACCGAAGCGGCAGTCAGCGTGGTTCCTACAGCTTGCGAGGCACCGGTGACCGTGATTAACGTGGTGAAGCCGGTGGTGCGGGCTGCGTTCTGCACGTTGAAACGCCACTGCGAGCCGACGCAGACTTGGTTGTTGTCTGCCACCACTACACCTGAGGGGATGGCACCAGCCGTGGTCAGCACGAAGCCAACCGTGGTCTGGAACACGGAGCCCTGAAGTAGGGGTAGGCCGCAGCCAGCACCGTTGACGTAGGAGGCGCTAACGAAGCCGTTGGCGTAGGGCGAACCAGTTGGATCGTTGACCGTGCCTGTCAGGGTGGTGTACTGCGCCATCGCTGGCAGGCAGGCCAGCATGAGGAGTGCGGCGACTGTAGCGAGTTTTTTGAAGTGCACCGTATCCTCCGTTACAGGATGTTCGTGATCTTCACGTTCATACGCGGTGAAACGCAGCTCACCTGCCAAGTCAGGTACATGGTGCTAACCACAGTGCGCTGGTTCGACGGCTTGATGAACGGGTCTACGTTGAAGTAATCCGCCTCGTGGAACACGGGGAAGATGTACTTGGTGTTGACAATGTAGCAGCTGTTGGCGGGAGTGAAGCGGTCCGCCATGACTACTGCGTTGTTGTACAGGAAGTGGTAGCGGAAGCCCGCCTGCAGAGCTTCAGAGTCCTGGTCGAGGGCGGTGAAGCGAATCAGGCCCACGAACTGGTTTTTGAAGTTGGCGAAGCGGGTGTTGTCCATGATCATCAGGTCGGGCTCGTCGTAGCCGAAGACCGTGGTGATATAGGCAAGCTCAGCGTTCTGCTGGGAGAGAGCCACACCGCCGCCAGGGAAATTGGCCTGCGGCAACCACCAAGAGTTGGCAGCCACCGAGCGGTCAATACCGGCGATGACGTTGGTGGTCTGGCCGATCCAGGCGTCCAGATCGTCCACGTCAAGCGTGGTGTTCTGAGGCGCGGTGTGCCAGAGGGCGCGGGACAGCTTCATAAGGAAGCTACCAGCAGCGATCTGGAACTTGGTCTTGATCAGATCCAAGCTGCCAGCCCCGCCACGGTTGAGGATGACTTCGGTGATGGGCAGCGCGATGGTCTGGCGGTAGAACTTCCAGACCTGATCGGCAGGCGACACCGAATCAATCACCGTGGTGTCCAGGAGCTGGTCACCGAAGTAGGCACCACCGGTGAGTTCTTCCTGGGTCAGTACGGGGTAGACCAGTTCGCCACCTGAGAACTTCTTGCCTAGGCGTGTCAGTGCCCAAAATGCGGGCGAAGGGATGAGCACCTCGTCACCCAGCACCGGCACGATGTACTTCTGCGTGATGGCATTGGTGGTGTTGAGCAGTTGTACGGGGGGCTGAGCTAGCCCTGTACCCTGTGCACCGGCAGCGCTGACAGCTGGCATGGTTATCTCCTGTTAAAAGTTACGCGTTACCACCACTCCATATGGCTACATCTTCTGCGGCCTTGGCGATGGCTTGGTCTAGATTCTTGGGCAGATCCTTGGCGGCGCTACCTTTACCCACCTGACCCACTGGGCCTGTGGGACGAGGTAGGATGGCGGCGCGCCGGGACTCCTCCATGGCATCCTTGCGACCCTGCTCACGCGCTTCCTTGAGCTGGTGCTCGTGGCGCTGCGGAGCGGTCATCTGGTCGTAGGCGTTCTTGATGGAGGGGATCTTGGTGCGAGCGTCCCGGATGTTGTTGTCTACGGCGTACTTGTAGAGCGATTCGAGCGAGAGGTCCTTGGGCTTCACCGGGTCCTCGCGGCTCATCAGCTCATCGAACTCGCGCGCGGCACGGTCGGTCATGTAGGTGGTGCCCATGTCCACCAGGGATTTGTTGATGGTGGCGAGCTTCTCGTTCTCCAGCTTGTCCAGCCGGTCGAGCACAGTCTGGTTGGCAGACTTGAGGTACTTGGCCAGAGGGCCGATCACTGGGTCATCGTCGTAGTCGGCCAGCGGGTCGGTGTTCTTGGCTTCGCGGGCAGGAGGATTGGTGAGCATCTTCTTGCGCTCGTCTTCCATCTGCACGTACATCTGCGTCACGGTGTCAGCGGCCTTCTGCACTTTGGCCCGCTCCACGTCGAGGGCCTTGCGATCTGCTTCGAGTGAGCGTTGGACGGCACCAGCGTTGGCCAAGTCCCAGGCGCGGACATCACCAAGCGTTACTTTCTGATCGCCCACCTGGACTTCCAGATCGTCTGCGAACTTCGTTTTGTCCTTCAGCACGCTACTAAGATCGAACATTTCAGCCTCCTCCTAGTTACACCATTCCACCGGGCATGCCGCCTGCAAGAGGCATGGCCCCACCACCACCGGCAGGTGGAGCGGCAGGGCCAGCCTCGCCAGGGGCACCACCCGGCTGCGCTATCGAGAGTCCTATGGGGGACTGCTCAACGGTTTGTTGAGTGCTCAGGCCCTGCTGAGCTTCCTTGATAGCGCCGTCGAGAGCTTTGAGCAGTGGGACAAGATGCTTGGTCACACCGGGTAGGCGGAACGCGGTCTGTGGGATCAGGTCCACCACGTTCTTCTTCATCTGCTCAAGTGATTTCACCAGAGCGCCAGGGTCGGAACCACCCAGTTCGGCCATGCGAGCACCGAGGGTGTTGGCACCAGCTTCGGCAGGTTGGGCACCAGAGACACCTCCACCGGGCTGCTGCGAAGGTGGCTGACCACGCTTCGACAGCATGTCAATGATGCCTCGGGACATCATGCCAGCCATCGGGTTGGGAGCGCCTGCCATGTGCTTACTTGGTGTCGGTGATCTTGCCCTTCTTGGTGCCGCCTGGGACTAGCTTCAGCGGGTCTTCGGGACCGAGCACGGGGACGTTGAACACGTCCGGACCGGGCTCATCCTTCAAGCGTTGCTCGCTGATGGGAGAGATGAAGCTGTCGTCAAACGTCTTGGGACCGAATTTCTCAGGCAAAGTTCTACCTCCCGCGCTACGCGCGTTTGAGCTGCATCAGATTTTGTTTCAAAGATTCACGTGCATCACGCTCAACCACAGTCAGCCGCTTACCAACACTGCCAACGTGGAATCTCAAGGCAATCTCAGCTTGCTCACGCTTGATGACAAAGTGAGACAAACAAGCGCGCAAAATCGCTTGCGCAGTTCTGCCTGCCACTTCCCAAAAGTACACAGGACGTGGCCCTGTGCCACGGTTCACATACACGTGCCCAACTCCAAAAGTTTGAATTACCCAGTGGGGCAAGCGGGCATCAGTGTTAGCAACTTGGATGCGAACACGGTGCACCGATCCAGCACTTCCTTTGTACGAGGTGTGGATGTTGATGCACCCCTCACCATCAATGAACGCAGCAAGTCGCGCCCAGTCCGACTGGGTTGCGTTCGGGTTGATGGCTTTCTCTGGCATGGTGCCTCCTGTTAGCCGCGACTAGAGCGGCGATTTACGAGCGGACGGGAGATGGCGATGTGACGTGAACGTGCCTGCCCGACCTTGGTGTATGCCTTGAACATCCCTTTCTTACCTTTACGACCACTCTTGCGGGCCATTAGTACTTACCTCCACGGCGGCGCGTCTTGATACCTTTGCGGCTGCGCGTGCCACCTGCTCGGTTAGCCATGTCACGTCTCCTCGAAATGTGTTGGTGGGTGGCCCCCGTTAGAGAGCCACCCGGTTACTGCGGTGGGGCTAATTACTTACGCCGCCCACGACCGCGATGACGGCGACCGCCACGCTTTCCACGCTTAGCCACGTTTGCTCCTTTCTGGTGGCCACGGTGCACGTAGTGCACCAGAGCAAATCTGCCACCGGTTCAACAAAGTCTCGCGCTTAGTACGCGCGTCTACGAGAGCGTTTGCCGCCCTTCTTTCCTTTACGTCCGCGCTTGCGCATACGCATCTCCTTCGTAGCAGTGGTAACGAGCATCCCCGTAGGTGTCTACCAGCCCTACCGCTTGGCGGACTAGGAACTGGATACGGGCTTCGTCGTTGGGGTAGTTCTGCCAGTCCGCTGCATGCACATCAAAAGGAGTAGCCAGCACACCGTCAATTGCGATTTCGACATGGTGCCACTCGCCTTCCTTGCGACCGTAGCAGAGTAGCTCAACGTGATGTCCGTTCACTCGCATGCTTCGCAGGGAGTATGCAGGCTAGGGGTAATGTGGTGTCAAGTAGGGGGTTACGCTAGTTAGCGCGCATGCGGCTCATGCGGTGGTCACGTACCCACCACCGTCCACGCGCATCACGGTAGCCCATGAGGGTTCCGGTGGCGCAGCGGTGTTGGACGCCGCGCAGGGAGATGGAATGTTGGCGGGCGTATTCGCGGGCGGTGAGCCAGCTCCACGGATCATCCAGCCAGAGCGTGGCCGGATCACTTGTTTTTCTTGAGTCGAGCAAGTGCCTCCAGTGCCTTCTCAGTTTCCATGTTCTGTGAGATCTCAGTCGCGCCAGGGAAGTCAATGGCTTCGAGCGCGGTGCGCGCATCAATCAAGCCCTCCTTGCGGAGTTCAGGGACGAGCTTGCGCATGGCGGCGACGGAGATGGGACGGATCGAACCTGGGTCGAGATAGATGTTCCATTGTGGAACGCCATCAGGACCGATGCGCTTCCAGTCTACGAGCTGGAAGTCTTGGGTGTAGTCAGGGAACTGGGAGTCGTTGTAGTACGCGGCCATCAGTTGGAAGACTTGGACGGCGAGCTTGTGCACGCTCTCGACCATCATCTTGGCACGAAGGCGCGTGAGCGACTGGGATTGGAACACAGCGTCGTTGAACAGTTCTGGACCCACGTTGCCAGCGGGCTGCTGGCCTTGGCGTGAGGGTGGGAAGCCCTGCAGCTCCTTCTGAAACTGCAGCAGGAACTTGGGGTATTCGAGCATGTGTGGAGGGAAGGGGCGAGGGAGCTTGAGTTCAGGGTAGCGGGCGTTGGCGTTGATCACGCGGATCTCGGCAGGGATGCCGCCGAAGTCTTCTGCGGTAAGGCCGGTGGCTTCGTCAATGAACCAGACACCGTTGTTCAGGCGGACCGCGTTCTCGAAGACTTGGGTGAGCATGCGGGCAGCAAGCTCTTGGATGGAGCGTGAGATGCGGATGGGTGGAGGAGCGAAGAAGCTACCGATGGCTGGCAGACCTTGGACGCGGATCAGCGGGAAGGCTTTGTTGGGATGCGGGTTGTCACCGTCGAACAGGATCTCGCCTTCAGCTTCGATGATGAGGCGACCGTTGGGATACATCTTCTCGAAGCGGGCAGGCACGAGCTCGTCTACTTCGGACTTCGAGCCCAGCTCCTCCTGCTTGATCTCACGCACGGTAGGATCTTTGATGTAGATGTAGCGAACGAGAACGCGGCCATCGCCGGGGCCGATGCGTTCTTGCGGGAGGTTGCCCACGGTGGACATCGGACCGGAGGGCATTTGAAGACCATGGAAGGTGTCGCCACTGGGCTTCACACCGGAGGGGGGTTGAGCTTTCACGAAGCGGCCACGCTCCGGGAATTGGTCGTGGATCTGGTCAGGGTAGAGGCGGTCGGTGAGGATAAGGTAGAACCATTCCTCGTCGTCTACGCAGGCTGGGTCCGGGTAGACGGATTCTGGATCGCGCATCTTGGCCCACACCCGACCACGACCGTTGCGGTCCATGGGATCGAAGCCAGGTTGGATGTAGCCGTTGCCTGAGAGTAGGGACCAGAGCGAGGCCAGCATGAGTTGCTGGTTGAAGTGACCGTCACGCCACTCTGCGTTCAAGCCTTTTTCGTGAGCTTGGGAGCGGCCACCCTTTTCGTTGGTGATGTAGATGCGGGGCTGGGCGTCAGCTAGGTCGCTGGCTTCAGAGAGCATCAGCACCTGGAGCTGGGTGATGTTGATTTGGGGGCGGAAGGATGGCGCGCGTACTGGGGAGAGCACCATGTTGTAGAAGTCACGGGTTTCCTGGAACCACGTCTCGCCGTAGAACTCGCGTCGGAAGTCAGCGCTCAGCTTGTGCAGATCATCAATCTGGCGGACGAGCTTATCTTCCGGACGGGAGATAGGCTCCTTGCGTGAGACGCTGCCACGGTTGACGCGCTGGATGATGGCCACGCTAGTTCACTTTTCCTTTGTGCTCGCTCAGATCCACGCTCAAGTATGCGGACAACACCTCGATGGGAGAGCTACCCGTCTCGCTAGTCTTACCTTTGAGGAAGGTTTCGATCTCCATGATCAGCCCTAGCAGGTCCTTGAGCGAGACTACGTTGGGTACGAGTACATCCATGTTGTCGGCCAGATCGCGCTGCAGCTTCTGGAACGCTTTGACCTTGGCGTGCGTGATCTCGGTAGAGAAGCCGGTGCCGATCTCGCGCAGCAGGTCACGAGCACGCTTGACTATTGCCGCGTCTGGAACAGCGGTTCCATCCGCTTCTGGCGCGCTGCCTTCCGCAGTTCGGTAGCTCGGTTCGTCCGATCCTCCAGGTCCGCTAGTTCCGCGTCCGTGGGAATGTGAGCCGTTACCGCGCGCTCGGCGGGGGTCTGTGTTTCCTGGTCCGTCCACCCTGATGTCTCCTTGACTACGTACATCTCGGTGTAGATGGGGCTGGCGCGGAGCACCAGCTTGTCACCTTCGATGTGCGATACCACAGTCTCACCGGACTCTACGGCAAGAAGTTCGCGTATATCAAGTTCCAATGTGCCACCAGCTAACTTGGTGGCGGCAGTGAGCATGGTTAGTAAGCGTTTCTCCGGGCTGGTCGTTTTCCATTTGCGAATGAAATTGTCGGCGCTCATACACCCTCCAAAGGATCGGTGCGGCCCTTGCGGGCCATGTAGCTTTGTACGCGGCGGAAGTGCTTGATCAGCGAGGTTTGAACATCATCGCGCCACGTGAGGTTCTGGATCTCATCGTCACCACCGTCAGGACGGTAGCCACCAAGGGAGCGTGGAGGAGCCCACTGTTCGCGGGCGATCCAGCCTACGAGTGCGGCCATGAGCAAGTCGTCGTGACCGCGCTCCACGTCCCAGCGCATGCCGTCTTTGCGGGTAGCGCGTTCCATCTGTTGGAGCAGGGCTTCGTCGTAGACGGTGAGGCGCTTCTCACGGAGAGCGCAGCGGTAGGCATCCATGGCCAGGACGCGAGTGCGCATGGTAGTTTCCCAGCCGATGGAGGAGCGTGCCTTCACGTCGCGGATGCGGTCGTCACGACCACGCCAGCGGTAGAGGTTACTGTATTTGTGGCGGTCGCGGAGGACAGACTGGGCCCACAAGCCAAGGTTGCCGGTCAGCTCGATGTTGACCATGGCCTTGTTGTAGTAGCGGCCCAGCATGTCGCACATGTCGGCTAGTACTTCCGGATTAATGCGTTCGGCGTAACTAGCACACTGTTCGCCCGTATCACCGTCCCACACGATGATAGCGGCGAAGTCGCCTTCGTCCGTCCCGCGCGCAGCGTCCGCGCCAACGTAGTAGTGATGATTGGGTAGAGGTTTGCGCCAGAGCTTGAGCAGGCCGCTCTCGGTAGCTTCAAACTCAGGGGTGTCGGACGCTCCTCGGTGTAGTGCTCCACAGTACTCAGGTGGCGTGACGGTAGATTCCGCATATGCGACTTCTCCTTGATCGAACGCTGGGTCGCCGGTCGAGATGAACGCAGAGTCGGCGGTGTGTGGATATTCTTGGTGGAACAGCGGCAGGTAGCCTTTGCATTCGGTGTTGAGCGTGACCCGACGCCACGCGAGCTGGGACTTCGAGCACTTGAACTCTTTGATCAGCATGCGTTCTTCGTCGTCTACAGGGGCGTCATCTGCGAGGTGTGGGTCAGCTACGCAGGTGGGATCATCCATCCAAGGGATGAAGACAGGGACGAATTCGGACTGGCGTTCCACAGCATCGCACCAGTAGTCGTAGAACAACTCACCATCGAAGGCGCGACCGTTGGCGGTGGATTCGATCACGATGCAGGTTTCTGGATCGCGCGGGACGGTGGGCAGGAGAGCGCCGAAAGATTCGATGCCGCCGTAACGGGCAGCCTCAGAGAGATGAAGGAAGCTGAGCGAGAGGCCGCGACCACCGGAGAGGTTACCAGCGGTGGCGATCTCCAGTGTGGATTCGCCGTGCGGGAAAGGGAAGCGGATCTCGTGTTTGTTGGGGGCTGGGATACCAAGCACGCTTTGTAAGGTTGGCTGGCCGGTCACGGCTTTGGTCACCAAATTCATGGGGACCTCGATCAGACCAGCGGAAGACTTGTATTCGTGGGAGACGATCATGGCCTTCTTGCCATCGGAGGCGAGGCAGTGGGTGACCATGAGAGCGTCGGTGAGTGAGCTGATACCCACGCGGCGAGCCTTGAGCACGATCAGACGGAGCAGCTTCTTCTTGCGTTGTAGTTCTTGGAGCTTGCGCAGGACGATCTTCTGGTTGTGGTTGAGGTGGAAAGGGACCAGAGTGCGAGCAAAGCGGTCGCGGATGGGCAACCGGTTGAGCAGCTTCTCGGCTTTGGTGAAGTCTAACGTGGTAGGGCCGACTCCAGCGGCAGCTCGTCTTTGCCCAAGCGCTCGGCTTGGCCGCGTTTGTTGCGGACAGCTACGCAGCGCTGGCTGCAATAGAAGATGTTGTAGAGCACGCCAGTGTGGGGATCGCGGGTAGCACTCTGCATGGCGTGACGGCCAGGGATGATGGTGGCATCACAGATCACACATTTGATCTGGTCCTTGGCACGTTCGGTGGCTAAGCGCTGTTGCAGGATGACTGCGCCTTCTTCGGCTTGCTTGCGCAGGTCGGCCAGCTTGCGCTCAGCCTCAGCGAGTTCCATGGTGTACCAGTCCTTGGACTGTTCTTTGGTGCGTTTCCAGCGGGCAAGGGCGGCTTCACGTTGTTGGCTCATGCTTTCCCTCTCAGTCCGGGCATTAGGAAGTATTTGGGGCGGGCACGTAGTTGGCGTAGCCGTTCGGTGGCGGCTTCGCTGCGGCGGCGCAGGACTTCAGCTTTAGCGGCGAGTGTGGCACGGCGTTTGGTGTAGACGCGGATGCAGCCACAGACGAGGCAGACGAACTGCCAGCTGTGATCATCGTCACCTGCGAGGTGCATCTCGCGCTTGCAGTACTGGCACGGAGGTTTGGGTAGTGTCTCAGCCATGCTGAGCGGGACACTACGCATCCGCGCAACTACTTGTCAAGAGGGGCTAGCAAACATTTCTCCTGCAGGCATCTGCCGCAGCGGGTGCAGTGCATGCAGGTGCGCAGCAGGCCACCTTGGAACCACACCTTTACAGGGTGAGGTGTGTGAGGTTGAGTGTACTTTCCGACGCTGTTTATGCGGTCTTGAGCGTAGCAGATCATGATGGAGAGGGGGTGGAGGTGGCTGAGAACCTCCACCCATTAGGAGGCGTCTGGAGCCGACAGGGAGCCAGACGCCACCACCATATCATATGCCATCCAAGTTGCCGTAGGCATACCGAGCGCTACCTTGCGTGCGTGCGCGAGTCTCGATTAGCTGTTGGCGCTCCAGGAATTTACTTCGCCAGTAGCGGCGGGCCACCTTCATGTGGATCAGGTGGGAGTGCCACTTTCGGCGGGAGCCGTAACGCGCAATCGTGGAAGCAGTAGCAGCGATGCGGCTGGCTGACATTTGTGGATGAGTGCGCCGTAGGCGGGAGATCTCGCGGGCCCGAACCATCTCTTGTTCAGGGGAGAGGGGAGCTTTAGGGCGCTTGAGTTCGTGCCAAGCTTGCTTGTTGGAGTTGGCTTGCGGTTCGACGGTCATGGCCCAGCGCATGCGTGAGAGCTTCCAACGCTCGTCCCAATCGCGCTTGAGACGGCGTTTGTGAGCACGGTAGTGAGATTTGCACCATGTCCGGATGCACCAGACGCCACGAGAGAACTGCCGCACCTCGGCTGGGGAACCACAGATGCGGCAGGCTGGATGAGGGAGCTTAGGCGGCATCGTCGGTGGGTGGGGTAGGAGGTGTGGGAGTGGGCAGAGGGTCAGGGATAGTGATGCTTCCGGTGCCACCACAAGCAGGGCAGGCACCGTAGTCACGGATGTTGTTGTTGGTCACATCAACTACCAAGCGGTGGCAAGAGCCACTACAGGCGGGACAAGTTGCGAGAGCCATTTATTTCCTCCGGGAGGTGCGGGTTGAACTGACGGTTTGGACTCCATCTGCGAACTGCCGCTCGACGGGGAGATCGCGGCGGATGACTGCACCACGGTTAGCTCCATCGAAGTAGCGCGAGTAGCCTGTGCCTTTGCAGATGGGGCAGATAGCAGAGCCGTAGTCTGTAGCGATCTCACCCTGACCACTACAGCGACCACAGTAGTCACCGACTTCACGGACCATGGGAACTGGAGGCTTGCGATCAATAATCGCCATCGCGGATGCTCCGTAGTTCGGGGTTGCGGCGGTAGAGAGCTTTCAGGGCACGGGCACGTTCCAGGTTGGCACGCACGGCATCGAGCTTGCGAGTAGAACGTGAGCTGCCACCTTTCGAGGCAATCTCAGTGCAGTGTTCGCGTAGTGTCTTCTCACTCATCGTGGGGCTCCCAAGGTTTAAGCGGATTGCCGTCTTCATCAACGGTGTTAGCAAAGGATTCCAGATCGTGTGGGGTGAGAGGGTCGAACATGGACTGACCAGCGGCGATGTTGAAGGCGTGGAGGTGAGCGCGCTGCAGAGCTTCAGGAACGCGAGAGGCTAGAGCTTGAAGGTGGGTGGGGCGACCGCGTAAGTCTTTGTCGTCAGCTGGTGTGATCACAGCGTGGCCTTTGGTGAAGGGACGTTTCAGCTTGGCGGGGCCTTCCAGATATTTCTCAGGCTGTTCACGCGCCATGACTTCAGCGTGAGCCTCCCCAGCCCAACGCCTACAATTCTCTGTCACCTGCTCCAGGTCGTCGTGGCGTATGCTCCACCAGTTCGTCGGCATCTTCAGCTCCCTCTAAGGGTGGGCTGGAGGCTGCTCTTGCCAACAACCCCCAGCCCTTCGCCAGTCCGCATCCGTTCGTTCCACCCACACCCTACCACACACCCCCTCCCCCCATGTCAAGTACCACGCTTACACAGATACACATAAACTGCTTGTGCCATACCACGCTTTGTGAGATATTCCCTACGCAATGTGCGCGAAGACCAGGAGTCAAGTATTGCGCGCGTAGGCGTTGAGGCTCGCGCCCGTGCTCGCACATCACGCGCTTGGAGTCCTCACGCGCGCGACACACACGCCTTGCACACGTGACGCACGTGACGCACGCACGCAAGCGAGTGCACGCACCACGCGCACACACGCACGCGCACGACCCCGGCGACCGTCTCAGTCTCAATTTGAGACGGCTCAATTTGAGAATTCTCACCGGCGAAAAAAATGCGAAAGCCCGTGTTTTCAACGACTTAGCCTGTGGAAAACTTTTGGCAAGCGCCGTGCACTATGTCGCCGCAGTTCGCCACGCCGTGCCCTGACGGGTTGCTCTTGAGTGTGGCGAGCTACTCACGGAGGTTTCACATGGCAGCTAACAAGACTCAGAGCATCACGGTTGTGCAGGGGGAGAGTCATGTCCACATCGTGGACGGCATGGTGGTGATTGTGCTCCCTCTGGAGGAACAGAGGGCTTCCAAGAGCGGCAAGACCGACATCGTGGCCAGCACTCGTGGTTTCACGAGTCTGCCGGGAGATTCTCTGGCGGGCAAGGCTCTCCGGGTGTCTGTGAACGTCTGTCTCCCAAAGTAACACCGCTCCCGGCAGGATACCACCTGCCGGGAGTGCTCTTGTTCCCGCACAGGTAGCCACGGGGCTGCCTGTGCTGGGGGCATCCCGTGGTAGGCATCACCCCTGCTCGTCATGTGCACGTGAGTGGGGGTGGTGCCTATCAGGGGGTGCACATGAGAGCACAAGCAATACGCAAACTCACAGCAGCAGAGCGCTCAGTCTACTGGGCGCAAAAGACGTACAACAAGCGGCCTCTGTCGGATTTGTTCCGCCAGAGCTGGAAGCTCACCAAGCAGCAGCAGCCATCCACGCCCTTGGAGCTGTGCGCGTTCATGAACGCCATGCACGAACACATGGGGACAGCGTGGACAGAGAACAATCCCAGCGGGGTGCCGTTCCTCACCCCGTACAACATGCAGCGCATCTTGGGGGTGTGACATGGCGCATGGACAGCGCAAACGGCGCAAGGCAAGACTCTACGGGCTGTTTGAGAGACAGCCTGACGGGAAGTGGCTGCGCATCTACGACAGCCTTGCTTTCCGCAAGCCGGATGCAGTACGCATCTTCCAAGGCTCTCTGCTCTCTAGCTGCTTTGGTGCTCCAGAGCGGAGACTCAAGCCAGTGGAGGTGCGCCGTGGCTGAGAAGCTGCTCAAGGCACTGCTCAAGTCCAACAGCGCATACCTGCAACACCTGGGTGAGCACAGTGAACCGGGGTGGCGGGAATGGCGCAAGGTACAGGCACTGTGACCATGCGCAAGGATAGGGACGGCTCGCATACCACCACATTCGAGCGCATGGGGGGTGCACAGTGATCCGCATAATCGTGTTAGCTGTGCTGTACGCCATGCTGGTACATGCACAGGCAGTGAAACAACCACCACCGCCACAGCCCAAGTGTGGTGGGCTGCCGGAGTGCAATCATCCCGGCCCGGTGGTGCCATGACACGCATCACGGACATACAAGCCACCCAGCTGTACGTGCTGGATGTGATGTGTCTACACAGCGTGTTCCAGCCACTGCACACGCAGTGGTGGGAGCTAACCAGTCCCAAGTGTGCAGGAACTCCCACGTTGGAGGTACGCCATGAGCGGTAGCCACAAAGCGAGTGTGCTGTTGTTTGCCGCTGCCCAGCGAAGTAGTGTGGCGGAGCGCCAGAGTGCAACAAACCAGCCCCGGTGCAGCCGTAAGAAAAGAAAAGGAGGAATCGCCTATGTCGTATTTTGGCTGGCAGCGTGGCTGATGGCGATGCTGGTGTGCATGGGTACGGTTGGTCGGCACACGAGTTTCAGGAAGGACCGAACGGCAAGTGCCTGGCTTGCCCACATTTGCGTGGAGTGCACCCGGTTCCGTCAGGGCATCTTTAGGAAAGGAGAATCGTCATGAAATTGGTCAAAGCGAAAATCAAGAAGGGCTTGACGCCAGAATTGGCTACCCAGTTCGGGACGCTCAAAGCCAAGCGGAAGCAGTTCCAGGCTCAGGTCATCTGCTCCATCTGGCGTAACTATGAACGCGCCAAGAAGGGTGAGGAACTGCTGGCTGGCTGGATACCAGACCAGAGGGTGTGACCAAGAGGGGAGGCAACGCATGAAACGCATACCGCTCAAGGTCATCTGGCTCAAGGCACGGTACGGAGTGGCGATGCTGGTGTGCACTCAATCCTTCTACATCGGTGGAATCTCACTCACCAACATGGAGCACGACCATCTGGTGTGGTGGGTAGCCATACCGTGGATACTCGCCATCCTTGTGGGTGGCTGGATGGCTGGCAGCGTGGCTGGTATGGCCATGACCACGGATAAGTACCAGCAAGTCGCCAAGATGTGGCGTGAGACTTGTGAGTGTTGGGCGAGTACAGCTAGAGAAGCTGTGTCAGCTCTGGAGCGTTGCTCCAAGGGGGACGCATGAGCAAGCTGCCCAAGCCGAAGCAAGTGGTGAAGCTCCCACTGGGTGAGGGACGCAGTGTGTCTCTCGAAGTGCATGAGGAAGCCGACATTGTGGCTGCTGGTGCAGTCATTGTCACCATGCGAGTGGCGGATTGCAGCGGCCCCTCAGTGGTGGAAGGCAGCGTGGAGACAGAGAAATGCTCTGTTTGCGGTGAGCTTGTGCGCTTGGCTCCCTCATCGCTGCGGCTGATAGCGCAGGGATTGACTACGATTCTGTGTGCACATTGTGTGCAGCATGTGAAGGAAGCGGGAGGGGAATCGTGAGCGGCTGGACGCACAGCATCTGTGACTCATGCTGGCAGGAGCGCAACCCTGAGCGAGGGCCAGTGCGCTTGAAGCATCCAGACTGGGACAAGTGCTGCTTCTGTGGGCGGCACACCAAGAGTGGGATTTATGTACGCCATGACCCTACAGCGCTGTGCTGCAAGGGAAGTCATGAGCCACCGATTCACTAACTCACACTAGGAGGTGTGCGTATGAAGCTGACAGTCAACCGGGCCAAGCTGGTGAAGGCCATCGAAGCCGCGAGGGACAGAGGATTGCTCTGCTGCTGGGGCAGAGCTACAGAGCCACACGCTACGTGAGGGCGTGTGACAGAACGCGGGCTGCTTGAGACACGCACACCCCCTCAGCAGCCTGCGTAGCTCTGTAACAACCGTGTGGGTGTCACAACTCAGCAACTAGGAGGCAGTGAGCTATGGCAAAGTCAATTGCGGAAACACAAGCCATCGCCCGCAAGGGCAAGGTGGTAGTGGCTTCCGTTGAGCGGTTCGGTGAAAAGCTCATCGTGCCCGATGGCATGCGCTTGCAGGATGCGATGCAGGTCATCCAGAGGGCGATGGATGCGGAGGAGACAATCGTTGCGCTGGTCGAGGACTTCGATTGCTTCCCGCAGGAAGGCGCTTACGCGCTTAAGCTGGCGCTGGAGGAACTGTACGGGTGGGTGGACATCCAACCCACGCCCAGTTTCTTCGGTGACGTTCCCCCCATGCTCATCGGGGTGACAGTCAACGAGCGGGGAGACACGGTGCAGGTGCCGTGGGGCATGTTCCTGTGTCCCGCGATTCCCAAGGCAGACGGGCATCTGGAGTCGGGTGCGAAGCTCAACAACGACAAGATGTACCAGTTCTATCTCGCTGGTGAGCTGAAGCAGAAGTACGCACCGGAGTTCAAGAAGCTCTGTGCCTGTGTGCGTAAGCATCTGGTGGAGCACTCGCTCTACCGTGCCAAGGCGCTCTCACTGGTGTTCACCGGAGCCGATGGCAAGCCGCTCAAGATGCCGGAACCCAAGTTCATCAAGCTGGACAAGGTGGACTTGAGCCAGCTGGTGTTTCCTGCCGATGTCGAGGCAGCGGTGAAAACCAACCTGTTCGCTCCCGTGTTGCACACGGAAGCGGTACGCAAGGCGGGCATCCCGCTCAAGCGTGGTGTGCTGCTCGCGGGAGACTACGGCGTTGGCAAGACGCTGGTAGCCTTCGTCACGGCGAAGCTGGCGATAGAGAACGGCTGGACGTTCATCTACTGCCGCAACATCAGCGAGTTCCAGCAGATGGTGCGCTTTGCCGCGCACTACCAACCCAGCATCGTGTTCTGTGAGGACATTGACAAGGTGCTGGACGGCAACCGGGATGTGACGATGGATCACATCCTCAACGTACTGGACGGCGTGGACTCGAAGCGCAACGACATCATGGTGATTCTGACCACGAACGATGTGGCCAAGATTCATCCGGCTGCGTTGCGTCCGGGCAGGCTGGATGCTGTCATCCATGTGGCACGACCGGATGCCGACGCTGCGGAACGGCTGGTGCGGTTGTACGCTGGCGACCAACTGGCAGCCAGCGAGGACTTGAGCACCGTGCGTGAGGTGCTCGCGGGCCAGATTCCTGCGGTGATTCGTGAGTGTGTGGAGCGTTCCAAGCTCTACGCAATCTCTCACGGCGTCACCGACAGGCTGACGGCAGTGGCCATTCTGGAGTCGGCCAAGACGATGGAGATGCAGCTCAACCTGCTGGCGGGCAAGCGTGAGGAACCGGAGAACGCCATGCTCACGTTCGGCAACGCCTTGGGCAAGCACATCGCCTGTGCTGCCATTCGAGTGGTGGATGCGTGGGAGCAGACGCAACCGGAGAAGCTGGCTGCGGCACGGCTCGCACTCAACAGTGGCAGCGGCTCCAACGGGAATCGCAGCTAATTGACACATTAACCGAACGCTCAAGCTGCGAGGTGGGGGGAGCATAGCTGACTGTGCTCCCCCTATAACTCACGCAGCAGAGGGAGAGACATCATGTTCAAGAATGATTCGGTAGCATCGCCAGACTCACCGGAGTACCAGACGGAAGTGCAGGAGCTGAACGTCAAGGTTCCCAAGGTGGAGGGCGTGATGCAGCAGGAGATTGCCCACCACGTTGGCATCGCTCATGCCTACATGCACAACTGCATCGAGAGCTTGGAGCAGGTGAAAGCTCTGGCTGCCACGCTGCGCAACCCGGAGAACGCCACAGAGGAAGCAAGGCAGGAACTGGTGGAGTTTCAGAAGGTGTGCGATGTGACGCTGAAAGTCACCAGCGCCACTTGCAAGCTGCTGCTCTGCGGCATGCTGGAAACGATGGCAGAGCACGGCATCCCTGGTGCCAGGGATGTCCAGACCAACTAACGGCAGGGATGTGGTGCTCCAATGGCTGGTACTGGCGGGACTCACACTGACCGCATTACTGCTCTTGAGCTTGCTGCTCAAGTGGTAAGGAAGCTGCGTGGTGCGTACTACTACGCATGCTGGAGGGTGTGGCTGTGGTGGCACAAGTGATAGGTGCAGCGTGGCGGGTGGCGTGGTGTGTACAGCAGATGCTGAACACACACCACGACCCGCTACGGCTGCGGTGGTTCAAGCTGTACACATGGCTGGCCAGCCAGAGGCTCTACAGGCTGCCAGCGGGAGGACTGGGGTGGTGACAACTGAGCAGATTCTGGACTTTGCAGGGAGCGTCGAGCAGACCACCAAGAGCATCTTGCTGGGCTTAGACCCGGACAAAGAGCTGACGCAAGTTGCCTTCGTGCTGACGAAGAAGATGCGCGAAGTGGACGGCAAGCAGCAGCATGAGTCTCGCCTGATTCCCATGTCGTGGGAGAACGAAGCGGGCAAGGCTGGGATGATTGCTGCGCTCCATGCCTACATCAAGGCGCAGGATGGCGTGGCGTTGGTGCTGGTGCTCGATGCCCGGTTCAAGTCCATGCCGAACGATGCGCAGAGTGAGGAATACCTGAACAACTACGAGCCGGGGCAGCTTACGGACGACGAGAGCAACCCGGAAGCTCTGGTCATCGTGGCTTGTGGGGAGCGCATGATTCCGTGGGTACGCATCACGCCATACCGCCGTGGTATGGACGGCAAGGTGGTGAAGTTCGATGAGCCAGTCGTCAACGGCTATCAAAACGGCAACTTTGAGTCACGGTTCATTCCGCAGTTCTGGAAGCAAGAGGCACCGAAACACGCATAACAACTCGACAGGGAGGTAACTCCAACTTGAAAACAACTCGCAAGTGACTCCGCAGCCGTACTCTCACGGAGACGGAGCGCAAGGCACTCTGGAGGAAAAAGATGTCTGCTCATGGGCACAACTGGTGGGAAGTTCTAGGGGCGCTGTTCAAGGCGGTGCCGTTCCTGCGCATCATGCTGATTGGCCCGCCCGGAACGGGCAAAAGCACCACTGCCGTGCTCGAAGGCAAAGGCGCGAAGCGGGATGTATACCGCATCACGCTGACTGAGGGCGCTGGCATCGAGGACTTGCTGGGCATGTATCACTTGGTAGACGGCGAAACCAAGTGGGTGGATGGCCCTGCTGTCCGTGCGCTCAAGACTGGCAGCCTGTTGCTGCTGGACGAGATTGATCGGCACTCACCGGAAGTGATGTCGCTGCTCTATGCGCTGCTCGATGACGACCCGCAGGTGACGCTGCCTTCGGGGGAGGAAGTCACGGCGGCAAAGGGTTACGGCGTGATTGCCACCAGCAACAACGCTGTGAGTGCGTTGCCGGATGCGATTCTTGACCGCTTCGAGGCTGTGCTCATCGCCAACAAGCCGCACCCGGACGCGATGAAGCACTTGTCGCAGGCGGCGCAGGCAGCGGTACGCAACTACTACGCGAGCGTGAGCTTGACCACGTGGAAGTGGAAGGCGAATCCCACGCTGCGGCGCATGCGGGCCTTCCAGAAGTTCAGCCCGCACCACGACGAAGCCGTGATTGCTGGCGCGGTGTTCGGGGAGAGCGGCGCAGAGATTCTTTCTGTGCTGGTCACGGCAGGACTGGGGAAGGAGTAGAGCACATGGCACAACCCAAGGTCGTACCCACGAAGGCTGAGACAGTCATCGCAGAAGCGTTAGAGAGCTACTGGTTCCTGACTGATGACGAGCAGAAAGAACTGTCGCTCGAAACCTACGTGACCAAGAAGCTGAATGAGGCTGGCTGCCTCTCTGTGGTAGCCAGGATGGGGGGAGGCGCGTAATGAGCGGCACGATGAAGCAGAAGCGTTACCGTGAGGAGCTGCGGCGTCGTGCCGCAGAGGGAACCGGACATGATGCGGCGGGTGTTCAGCAGACCTTGGACACCCGCACTGGCATGGCTCGTTGCTTGGCAGCGGGCTACAAGGTGGGAGAGTTTGAGAGGCGCAAACGCTCTCGCCGGGAGGATGTCGTACATCACCGGGTTGTAGTAGTAGTCGTAACCGCTACCACCGATGAGCTTCGTGTCTGGAGGCGGGGCTGCCGTGGACTGACCCGCGCACCGGAGTGACGTACCAGCCCACAAAGAAGCGAAAGGTGAAACGTGCTGCCACCAGAGTTCGAGCCATACAACCTCAGCGAGATTAAAGCTGGAGACATTGTGGTGCGTTGGCTTGCGGGGGAAATCCCGCATGAGCTACGGGTGTCAGAGGTCACCGACGACCGCATCAAGTGTGGTGCGTGGGAGTTCTGTCGCAAGACGGGCGCGGAGATTGATGAGGACTTGAACTGGGGGCCACCACCCAAGTGGACTGGCAGCTTTCTTGCCAAGGGGATGCAAACGAAAGGGGAAGCGTGATGGCAAAGCCGACTGAGAAGGAGAAGTACGGTGTAGCGATTGAGCTGTACCCATCGCGGCTCAAGCGCAAGCTCAAAAAGATTCTCACCACGGAGGACTACCAGCGAAACGCTCCCCCGGATGCGCAGCCCATGAAAGGTGGGGTTGACCCGGACAAGGGCATCGTGGTGGTGCCTGACGATGAGGATGGGTATGCCCGTGCCATCCGTGTGCACGAAGCTGCTCACATGGTGTACAGCAAGAAGCTGGATGGCAGCTGCATCGAGAACATTCTGGAGGACATCAAGGTTCAGTTGCTGCTCAACCCGCAAGGGCTGGCACGGCGTGATGAGGTAGTGGCTGCACTCATCGAACTACGGAACGTGGCGCAAACTGACCCGGAGGCGCTGCGTCTTGACCCGGAGTGTTGGAACAGCGCCGTCAACATGGTGGCCCGCGCTCTAGCCATCCTGAAGGCAGACAGCGCTAACTATCCACGGCTGCTCAAGCAGGTCGAGCAGCAGTTCTGGCATGGCAAGGGCAAGCACATCAACAAGCAGTTGCAGGACATCATCCACGACATGCTGCTGCATGACCGGGATGCTGCCCGGAAGAAGTTGCAGAAGCTGTTGCAGATTGTGGACTCGACCGAGAAGGGGGGCTTTCAGTATGGCATGGCCAAGCCTGCCCGTGGGAAGCCAGAGAAGGGTGATGACATTGACATAGAACCCACCTCCAAGAAGCCAACCCACTACCTGCCCTTGCTGGGTGAACCGTGGTACACGCCCTTCGACAAGGTGAGGGGGAGGCGCACGGTGATGCACGTTCACCACCTTGCGATGGAGGAAGGCAGGCCACAGAAGAAGTCTGACCGCTACGAAGTGACAGCCATGACGGGCATGAAGATTCGCAAGCGCAAGCTGGCGATGGCGCTAACGCCCTGTCCGCCACGGCTGTTCAACAAGGTGAGGCGGCGTCCCGGTGGCACGGTGCTGATTGATGCTTCTAGCTCGATGGACTTGGAGAAGCATCACCTGATTGAGGCTGCTGATGCGCTACCGGGTGGTACGGTGGCGTACTACTACGGCATGAATCATGACTCTTACACCGGGCACCTGTTCATCTTCGCAGAGAAGGGGCGCATGTGTGTGGCGAGTCAGCTGGTGCAGACGGATGGTGAGAACGTGGTGGACTTCCCTGCGCTCAAGTGGCTGCTCGACCAGCCCGCTCCACGCTGGTTCATGACGGACCGTGGCTTCTGTAGTGGGAGTTACAGCGAATCGAGGATGGCGCTCACGTTGCTGGGTGCTGCGGAGAACAGCGGGCGCGTCAAGGTGGTCAAGCAACTGGGTGTGCTCAAGCGTTCCATCAAGGACCGCCAGAAGCTGGATGCAGTGGAGCAGGAGATTCGCAAGCACCACGCCAAGCTGGGGGTGAAGTGATGGCCGACGAACACCAACACAACTGGAGACATCTAGGTGGTGCGCGCTTCGGCATGTACCGCTGTAGCGGGTGTCAATGCTTTGGGTACTCCAAGGTGTACCGGGGCATGCACACCCATCAATTCATCGTGCCTTACAAGTGTTACAAGTGCAAGGCATGGGCTGTAGCCAAGGAAGTACCAGAGAAGCAGCGATGGCGGCATGCTCCACCCAGTTATTGGGTGTGTGCCAAGCATCGCAGCAAGGGGGCAAAGAAGTGAAGTACATCGGCAAGCGTACACCCGAAGGCTGCACAGTGTCGGTGCAAGGTGAGATTGGCCGTCACCCCTTGCCACGCTGTAACGCCATCCGTAACCATTCCCCGGATGGCTTCGAGTGGGGCTATGGGGGGAGTGGGCCAGCACAACTGGCTCTGGCATTGTGTGTCCATGCGTTGGGTGGGGAGAACGTAGGACGAGAGCGCGAACGTGCGCTCGCCATCTACCAAGACTTCAAGTGGAAGTTCATCGCCACACTGCCACGCGACACGGATTGGGAGTTCACCCTAGAGCAAGTGCAGAAGATGATTGCCATTGTGGAACTGGAACAAGAGCGAGCCAAGCGGATCGCTCAGGCTGAGGAGGAACGCGCACATGAAAATGGACGATAACATCAAGCAGTTCACGCCCGAGCTGTTGTCGGTGGTGGTGGACAACATTCGTAACCTACAGCTGAACACTGAGGGAAAGGTTCCAACCGTCAGCGATTTCTCTCACCAGATTCAGGACTCGAAGGGTTACCACACCATGATGGCCGCGCTATTCTCCATGCTAGCGGGCGGCAAAGATGAGCCTGCGGCAGCGGTGGAGCGGGCATTTCAGGCGGGGATGTTTGCAGGCTGGTGTGCCCGCGAGATGGCTGACCTTGACATCTCGATGGCCCGTGCTGATGTGGGTATTACCACGAACGACAACAAGTAACCGACTGGTAACGGGGCTTGACAAACCACGCTTAGGAGCGTAAGGAGTTGAATATGGCTGAGGAAATCCAGAGCATGAGCATCCACGGTGAAGTCACCGAAGAACCCGATGGAACGTACTGTACGCTGAAAGCTGGCCCGTTCCAAGACGACAAGACTGACCTGTATCTGTGGCAGGAGTTGATGGGTCAAGCGATGGACGAGTTTATGAAGCGTACCGGAGCCTGGGGAAGTACCACCGCAGACAACGAGCGCACACGGGAGTTCGACTACTCCCCGAACGGTGGCGTGGAGACGCTCAGAAAGCTGTCCAATTGACATGAAGAAACTATTTCGTACAGAGTGTCACTTCGGTTTCGAGCGTACCGATGAAGGACACCACGCTACCATCAACATCGGCCCGATGGGTGACGAAGCTGCCCGTCTGTTCAATGACATGTTCATCGAGCTGATGCGTGAGCTCACCAAGCGTGTGGAAGGTAGCTGCAAGCACTACAAGCTGGGTGTAGGAGAGCCAGAGGTCGTGGAGGCTGTGGATGCTTCTTGCGGCACCATTGACTTCGAGGCTGAGGAAGCAAAGCACAAGCGTTACAAAGCCAACTAAGGAGGCAACACTGTATGAGCATCACTGATCTGGCACTTCCACCTGCACCGAAGCGTGGCCATCCAGCCGACAAGACGCTGGAGAAGATGGCCACGGAACTGAGGGCACGACTGACGCGGGACTTGGATTCGCTGGCCGAAGCTTCACGGCAAGTCTCGCACGATGTGGACCAGATGAAGGCGTTTGCGGAGTTGCACAAGGCTGCTCTCGAAGCCCGTGCCACTCGCAAGCTACTCAAGGCTCCCGCCAACAAGCACGAACTGAAGCGTACCTGTCCACACTGCTTCAGGGACGACATTGACCCGCGTGGGTTTGGTCGTCACCAGGAAGCGTGTGGTCGCAAGCATCACCCCCGGCGCAAGCTCAAGGGCGTAGCGGCTTCTCATGCTGCGGCCCCGCCCACCAAGCACTACACGGCCAAGGGCACGAGCGGACGCGGTTGCGTGATGTGTGGTGATGCACTCACCACCATGCAGCGCTTCCTGTGCTCCAAGAAGGAGTGCCGTGACGAGAACCGCCGTCGCTACCAGCGTGGCTGGGAGAAGCAGCGGCGCTTGGCTCCAGCACAGCCCTCAGTAGAGGCACCGAGTGAGCAAGCCTAAGAACATCATCGTGTGTGTCCCGGTAGCGACACACCCTGACTTCCCAAAGAAGGCTACCTACTCCCATTACTCTGAAGCTGAGTGTGATGGGTGCAAGCAGAAGGTATGGTTGGGGGAGCGGTCGAAGGCTCTGGCAGACTCAGGTGTGACCAAGCTGTGTCCGCTGTGCTTGATGGACAGGCTTGGGAACAACCCGCTTCCCCCACTCAAGTCGCTGACCAAGAAAGACGCTTGAGCGGTGGCCAAGAAGGGTCACTCTTGTGCTCGCTGCCAGAAGCACAAGGCTGGGATGAGTGTGTTCCGCAAGCCCAATGGAAGGTTGTTCGTGCTGTGCCGTGACTGCTTGAAGGCAGTACGTGGGAAAGGTAGGTTGGTGTGACATTGACTGGACTGTTCTGTTGTGGTGGTCAGGAGTTGCATGTGATCAGCTCCGTCCAGAGCGGGATGAAGCTGGCCAAAGCTGTGCTCAAGTGCTCACGCTGTGGAACCACGTTCATCGTGAAGCCAGAAGCACCGGAGTTCACCAAGCATGACGGAGAATGAGCGCGTCAAGGCGAAGCTAGCCAAGGGATTGTGTGCGCGTTGCAACCGGAAGCGCGGGAAGTCACAGCAGTATTGTGACTACCACTTGATTGCGAACCGCCTCTACCACCGCAAGCGCCAAGAGTGTATCGCATGGAAGCCGGGAGGCAGAGGTAGGCCACCACTCAACATCAACGTAGCAGGGCTGACGCCCCCACGGAGCAGCCGCATCGCAGACTACTTGGAGAGCATGTGCGCGAAATCCTCAAAGTGGCGTTGATTGGTGGAGTAGGGGCGCTGGTAGCGCTCCCGTTTTGGTTGAGCATGCCGTTGCTGGGCATGTTCATTGTGGTGGGTGTGCTATTGATTTGGCTGCGGCTGACGCGGCCACGGAGACACTAACATGGGCAAAGCTGGACGACCCAAGGGAACCATTGATAAGCGGTTGGTGGAGCGCAACCAAGACATTCTCCAGCGCCGTGAGTGGGGCGAGACGCTGGAATCCATTGGTGTAATCTACGGGCTGACGCGAGAGCGGGTCCGGCAGATTGAGAAGGCCACCAACACAGCCTTCGGCGATGCGGGCCTACGTCCAACAGATGTTGAAGGAGGAGGCCCCATGCCCGAAGAAGTGAGCCACGCCGACCAGCCGCTGTGTAAGTGCGGACATGAATGGGGATACCATAGCGCCGACAGATGCGCGATGTGTTCCTACGACCCGGTGCAGCCAGAAATGGGATGCGACGGCTACACTCCCCCGAGCGACAGCCCTGCCGCGCCCCCCAAGGGTCGGGAATGGCAGAATGACTTCCCGCAGTGGGAATGTCAGCACTGTCATCGTCGGGAACTAGGCGGAATGGGCAAGCCGACCATCTGCGCGACTTGCGGCTGGAATCTTTGGGAACAGACCGAACCACCCGCGCCCCCTGCCCCGGCCAGCGCCCGCGAGTGGTATCAGCAAAGTTACGATGGTGACGTGCAGTGTGAGATAGGGAAACTGAACGCCGCTTTCGAGTTTGCTGACGCCTACGCCCTCGCCTTCTCCCGCACCCGCTGTTTCGTTCCTGAGCACGACACCGTGGGAGACGCCAAGTTTGTCATCGCGCAGCAGGAGGAGCGCGTGAGCGACATCGAATATGCGCTGTCGAAGTTTATGCGGGATTACGTTTCTACATATGTGGCGGAGCGCAACCGAGAACTGGCCCCGCATCAAGTTCCGCTTAATATCCCGCTTTTGTGCGAAGGTCTGGCCAGGGCTTGTTCTGCCCGCTTCGCCGTGGAGGAGAAGAAGCCGCGCTGGACCGTCCATCGTGCCGCATTGGGTGATGAGCTGCGGCGCGACGGTGAGTACGTGGGCAACGTGTTGCCAGAGTATACCGAGCTACTGCTGGAGATTGCCGCCTGGCTCAACTCCAAGGAGCCGCGATGAGCGAACTCGCAACCAAGTTCCAGAACGCTGTCCACGCAGGCGGTGCAGCCCTTGGCGCATCACTCGCCCTGGTTCTGGCTCTAGTGGCCGCTCTCGGGCTGGGCCTGGCGCAAGCCTGCCTATGGCTATCTGGCTACATTGACGCCGAGACGCAGCAGCTAACCAAGCGCGTTTGGCGAGAACTCCCGTGAAATCCCATTTACTCATCAGCGCCGAGCCGGTTGACTTCGCCCAGTTCAAGGTCTTGGTGGCCGTCTGCGGGGCGACCGTGCTCAACCCGAAAGAGCAAGTCTTGTTTGGTGAGGGCGCAACGCTAAGAAGACTTGATGGACTTCCTCGGAACCTGTCCGCGCTGCTTGCGAATGGCGCTCGAAGAAAAGGGCAGAGAACGGGATTACCTGTACGCAGTGGCGGAGGGCGAAGGAGCCTTCTTGAAGGGATTGGCACGGCGCGAAGCACCCAGCTTGGGTGATTCCGGGCGCGAAGCTTCTGGCTCTGGTGGTGGTTGTTTGGGTGTAAGTACAACTGGCTCCTCCTCACGATGAAGGATCTTACGCAACTGACGTAGCAGGTCGTGGGCGCATTCCAACTGCATCTCACAGAACTCGATGATGCCCTTGGGCATGTTCATGCGAGGTGGAAGTACCCTGGTCAAGTCGTAGTTAACGCGGAAGCCTTTGACCGCTAACCACGGCTTCTGCCCTTCAGCGTCCATGAAGAAGTGAATGGCGAACCGGTACATGTCCCCAATCAGGACACGCGGCTCACCTTGCTTGTCACGGTCAACTTTCACGGTCCAAAACACTGGCACAGTTCAGCCTCCTGTGTGTTGTTACCTTGAATTAACTTATGATGTATCCTTCAGTCCTCTTATTGGGGGAAGAGGAAGGAGGGATGGATAGATTCTATGGTGGTCACGTGTGGTTGTCAAGCACTTTCTGTGAACTATATTTGCCGTGGAATCAGTGGGTTACTGGACGGTGGATTTGCCAGGGCTGTCTTCGGGCTTCTGGTCGCCCCAGCCGTTGAACTTGGCGCGAAGATCGTGGAAGTCTACGCGCAGGCGGAAGGGCAAGATGGGTTTGCCACGGCGTAGCACTACTTCGACCATCACCCCGCCGGTATCGCGGGCTGTGGGGGTGACGATGAAGTAGGTGTCACCTTTGGCGAAGATGGTGCTTGAGCCACGTAGTAGGTCAGGACCGGAGCGGGTCATGGTGCCATCAAAGCTGGGTTTGCTGGTGTGGTGCGTGATGATGACTGCGACGTTGTTACGCTCCCGGATGAAGTCCAGATTGCGGAACACCGTCATCATGTCTTTGGCGCTGTTCTCATCACCGGTGTGGAATTCAACCAGGGGGTCGAAGGCCACCACGTCAGGCTTGCAGCTGGAGATGGCTTGCTGGATGCGCTGCTGGCCACCGACGGAGTTGAATTCTAAGGTGTGGTCGCAGCTGTGCAGGAAGAAGTTGTCATCTACCTTGGCCCGGTCGTAGGGGTTCAGGTGGTCGTAGATGGTCTGCAGGCGTTGCTGCATGTCGTGGAAGCCCACTTCCTGTTCGAGCAGCAGAACACGCATGGGGCGTGAGACTTTGAAGGCCATGTCCATGCCGTGCGATAGGGGGTTGACTCTGTAGTTACCAAACAGCGGTGTGCCAGTAACTAAGTGGTAAAGCAGGGAGGCCAGGATGAAGCTCTTGTAGGCTTTGGGTGGACCACCGATGAACATGAGAGAGTTGGGGTTGAGGATGCCTTCATCTATCAGGTAGTCGCCGTTGGTGAACGTCATGGCGCGAAGCTCGCGCACGGAGACAGGCTTGGGTGGGGGCGCGGACATGAGGGATCTCAGCCTTTCAAAGTTATCGGGGCCGTAGTGTTGTGCGTTTCAGGCACTGTACCAAGCGGCCCCGTTGCGCGGTGCTCCCCAGCCGGAAGCAACTCGCGTCGTTGCCCGCTACCTTCTTATAGGGGCACACGGCGCGTCAAGTAGCAAGTTGTGTAAATCGGCGTGGGTGCGGGGTTTACGGATGCGTTACTAACTCACGAGGGACTTGACAAAGGGTTTTGGCGGTTCTATGTTGAGGGCTGCTGACCCGGAGTTTGCGCTCCCCGTAGCGAGGCTGAGATGGCTGGCGAAGCACCCGTTCCCCACTTCCATGAATGCAGCATGTGCTCCCTGGAGCATGAGTGCTGGGAGGAATTCTGTGACTACTACTTCGACAAGGAGCAGGACTACGTGTGTCCTGAATGTGAGCTGGATGAGTAAGGATAAGCCGACAGCAGAGAAGGTCATTGAGATCGCAGACGAGCTGTACATCATCGTGCGCAAACTTACAGACAACCCACAGGTGGCGATGGGCGCGGCAGTAGCGCTGCTGCTTGTGATGATGGACAAGCACTCGAAAGAGGGCCACCGCGATGCCACCTATCTCCACACCATCAAGCTGATTGAGAAAGTGTGGCATGACCCGGACGCGAACATTGTATCTGAGCTGGGCGGGACAGGGACTGAAACAGTGAACTGAGATGGCTGAGGGAGTCTGTTACTTCTGCAACAAGCAGGTCGAAGAGGACGCGTACTGCATGGGTTGTCATCACTTCGTGTGTCCAGCCTGTGACGTACAGCGGTGGTTGGATGTTCCACATCAGGTAGAGGAGCACCGTAGGCCAGAGGAGGTACACGCATGGCCCGTTTGATTGTGTTTGATAGGTCGCGGCGTGAGGCGGCTGAGAACTGCTTGCGCAAGCGCTGGTGGGGATATGAGTACCAGGACGTTGGGCTGGAGAAGCGCGCGCAGAGTATTCATCAGCTGGTAGGGAAGGAGATCCACGAGGGGTTGGCTGAGATTCTTGGGCACGTGACTGCCAAAACTTCATCTACCTACCACTTCGTGCGTGGGTTGGCGCTTGGACATGCTATGAAATTTCGGGATGCGGTCAAAGCCAACGGGCTGCAGGTGTTCCCGGAAGAAGGCGCGATGGATGAGGCTGCGAAGCCTGCTTCAGACTACTTGGTAGAGCAGTACGCGGCCATGATTCAGGCGTACATCTTGGCGTGGTTCATGGTCAGGTACGAGAAGTTGCTATCCGAGTACGAAGTGGTGGCGGTTGAGCAGGAGGAGGAGGTGGTGTTGCGTGAGCAATTCTTGTTCCTGTCCCGGCCAGACGCGCTGCTTAAGCGGCGCGCCGATGGCAACCACTTCGTGCTGAATTTCAAGACGGTGAGCGACCCCAACAAGTACTGGATGGCACAGTGGCGGTACGACCAGCAGGTGATTTCGGAAGTGCTGCCCATCGAGGCCCGGTTGGGTGAGAAGTTGGGTGGCGTCATCATCGAGGGCTTGAACAAGGGCAAACAGAACGTGCAGTTTCCCAAGGATTCAGGGCAGTGGGTGCACAACTCGCCGCTCCTGTTGGGCTGGAAGAAGAAGGGTGGGGAGCCGTTTCCGGATGAGTACGCGGTGCGGTACGAATGGAAGGATGAGGAAGGGACGCACCGGCTGGGGAAGGGCTGGGAACGGTTTGCGGTGTGGAGTGACCCCATCGGGGTTGAGGGATGGGTGGAATGGCTGTACGAGCATGAGCGTGAGTTGATAGAACAGCAGTTCATTCCGCTGCCACCCATCATCCGGACTGAGGCTGAGGTAGAGGAGTGGGTGGAGTCGGCTACTACTGGCGAGGAAACCATCCACATGTGTACGGACCTTGTGCGGATGGCTCCTGATGAGGAGAAAGACCGGGCACTGATGCGGTTGTTCCCTAAGTCTACTGGGTCGGGGAACTGTATTAGTCCCGGTGTGTGTCCGTTCCATGACTTGTGCTGGGCGGTCACGGATGTGGATGACATGTACGTGGCGCGTACGCCCAACCACCCCAAGGAAGTAGACGTGCGACTAGAGGAGGTTACCAGTGGACGTAAAGACTGACCATATCGGAGTGCCTGGGCTGATGAAGGTGGGTGACACGGTTCATCACAACTTCCAGGGCTTCAAGTTCGACTTCACTTGTGAGGAGATCGTGCCGTCTTCTGAGGATGGGAAGGTGTGTTACAAGGGCACGTCGCGCACCGAAGCTGCCAATCTGGATGAATTCATCCAGGCCATCTTCAAGACTGGTGCAGTGTTCATGGGAGGTAACGCGTGATACGAGCATTCAAGGCTGATTTGTTGTATGGAGCGACCGGTACGCTCAAGACTTCTAACGCTGGGAAGGCTGCGCTCTACTACCACAACCTGAGTGGGAAGAAGACGCTGTGGGTTTCAGCGGATGGTGGTGGGTGGGAGCCGGTGCAGTCGCTGGTGGACGAGGGCATCATCGTGCCATGGGCCATCCGGGATAGATTCAACCTGCTGGAGTCGCTAGACTTTGCCTGTCAGGGGTATTGGCCGAAGAACATGGACGATCCCAAGTCACCGGTCGTGAAGTACCCCATGGATGATGTGGCGCTGGTGGTGTACGAAGGGCTGACCAGCTTTGGGGATGCGATTCTGGCTTACATGCGGGCCCACCACGACACCATGAAGACCTCGCAGGAGGCTAGCTACGTCATCCGGGATGGCGCTACCTCGTATGCGGGTGGGAACATCTCGCAGTTCGGGTTCGTGCAGGACCGGCTGTATGAGTTCGTGATGAAGACGCACATGCTGCCGGTGGAGAAGGTGTTGTGG